TCGGTAGCAGGGGTTCCTGTACCAGCACCTTGACAAGTAAAGGTAACTTCAACTCCAGCATTTGTCGTTAAAACAATCGTTGAATCGGTGGCTATATTTGAATAATCGGTAACTGTAATGGTACAAGTCGCATAAGAATCATTTAAAAATTTTCCTCCAGCACCTCTATCCGTAAAGGTTCCTGACGATAGTTGATAAAGTGTATCTTTTGTCGCTGCAAAATTAAAACTGGTATTACTTGTTGATCGAAATGAACCAGCTCCTTTGGATAAAGTTGCCATAGCATTTGAACTATAAGTTGTTAAAGATGGAAAAGGTTTGTAGCTTCTAGCAGCAAAATAAACATTCTTTGCTACATTCGCACCAGGATTCATAAACTTGGGTTGATCTGGTAGCCATTCTCCAAAAGGTAATTGCATCTATTTCCTATTCGTTATTGCTGACAATAACCCTGCCTGCATTAGAAAAAGGAGCAGCAACCGTTACGTCAGAACGGCTTTGTAAAGGCGAACCACTCCACTCATCTTCTCTGTCGTTTCTTTCCAGTCTTTCCATACCGGTTATATAAAGTTGCTGCCAATTCTGTAATTTAGACGGTTCAATGCCACCTAAAAAATTAGCTGAATGATAAAGCGAACCATATAAATAAATGCCAGGATGATTGGTTAAAATATAATTTGTTGTTGTCGAATCGGATAAAGCGTCTATGGCTTTATAATAATTAATGGTTGCGGTGTAGGTTGCATCTGGCGTAGGAGCAAATCTAAAATTACCTCCTAGTATGGTATAAACAAGAGGTCTGCCGCTTGTACTTCCACCCCTTGTTTGATCCATTTGAGTTGGAGCCATATACGTTAGGGAATATTTAGCCGAACCGGAAACAATAAAAAAATCCCTGACTTGTAAAAATCCTGTGGGTAATGCTTCCAATTCTGAATCTATTGTAAAAGAGGTATCGGAAGTAATCATTTTTCTAATTCTTAATTTAGAATTATATTCCGCTTCGACCAGTTTAATAAAATCGTCAGAAATTTCAGAAGTTAAATCACTTCGATTTAGCCAGTTCGCTATGGATGTTTTTAATTCTGCGTAAGTTGATAGTGCCATTATAAATTTCCTGGTGCGGTTTTAAAATATTGATATTCGTTGCCATTTAACTTTTTTTTTAAAATTTTGTTTTGAGTTTCTTTAGGCAAAGCAAACCAATTACTCTTACCATTATATTCTTTCGCCCAGATTTGCAACGCTAACATAGGAATAGAAGCTACCCTTTTCAATGACCTACTTTTAGAATAGCCATCGTTATGATTATAAAGTTCTTTGTTGTGCTTAATGTGGGAATCAATATTAAGTTCTTCTACAACAGCGATTTTCTTTTCCATTTCATCGCCAATAAAAGTAGTTTTTTTTAAACCATCAATTTGGGTTTCCTTCATTATTTACCTTGACCTCTATATTTTTTTTTCTTCGGTATACGTTTGTTATAAGTTTTACTGTGTCTGCCTGGTCTTTTTTTCCTAGTATCTTTAATATGGATATAACCATACGATCTAGGTCTATTAGACACTATGACGTTAAGACAGTAACACCCAATATACCAGTTCCAGTACCTATAATTCCTGCAACTTTATCGCCTACATCCACTTTTATTATTTCAATAGTATTAGCAGGTAAAAAAGTGCTGCTAGTTGTTGCTGTCGGACTACTGCCTATAGCATAGTAAGTATCTGTATCGGCACAAAGTCTTACCCAGAAAACTCCGCTTTGAGCAGTTCCTAAAGCAGCAGATTGTGCAGACGTAGTTGATGTCGCTACATTTGCCGTACTGGTTTGTTGAAAACCATAATTATACATTGTTTTTTTTCTCCTATTTATTAAAGGGGGTAGAAAAACCGCTAGGTCAGAGCCACCCCCCAATTTTGTTTATACTATTTTCAAATAGCAAATACTATCTTCGAATAATAAATGTTACTACACATTCACAAGCCGTAGAAGATGCACCATCTGTAATCATTTCAATAGTACCATCTGATTCAACATTATATAAAGCTGTTGGCTCAGACGTATCTACATCTCCAGCCGCAGACCCAGACTGGGTAATTGTTATTGCAGAGTCAGTCATAGCCACTCCGCCAATTTCCCAAGTCAATGCTGCATCAGCCGATGTAATCGCATTTTTAATTGAAGTAATAATTTTAATAACCCTTCCACCATCAGGAATAGGAACAAAAGTTGATCCTGCTGTACTAATAGTAGTAATTTTTGCGGTTACAAAATAATCGTTAAGTGTTCTCATTATTTATCTCCATCGTTCCGCTCTTAATCTAATCTTAGAGCTTCAATGTTAATATAAATGCAAGGGGAGCAGATTTTTTAGATTACCCCCCTTACACTGTTAAGTATTACGAAGTAGTTACGTCTGTAACCAGTCCGCTTGCCGCTTCGTTTTTAGATTCAAGAGTATATTCAGCTACTAAAAACCTTTGATCTGCATCCGCAGTCATCGCTGGTGATTCTAGTTTGAAATCTCTTAAAAATGCCACTGCCCACATGTCCATTTCAAGCAATAAAACATCTTGTCCTCTTTTAGCGGCAGTTGAATTAGCTTTTCTAATCCAACGATTCGGCACAACTTTCATCGTACCAAAATCTGATTCGTAAACATCAATAGAAGTCATTAATCTTCTATCTTCTGCTTTGTCGAATCTAGTTGCTCCACCTGTGAAGAAAGATAGTTTTTGCTTGTTAAAGCCATTAAGCATGATCGTATCAGGGTTTCCACCGCTATCCCAAGTAGTTTTCAAAGTTGCTCTCAGTAAAGTTTCTGTGAACGCTCTTTGAGTTCCGTCAGTTCTAATAGCACCGCTACCAGCTCCTGATCCACCTGTTCCAGCAGATACATTAGTGGAAATCCAAGTTACGACTCCTCCTAATTTTCTTGCTGGTGATCCTGATGTTCCAGCCGCAGCAGCCACATTAGCCAAAAGAGCATTTTCCATATCTCTTTTTAGTTCTTTTGCGGATTTAGCGACTTGATATGCTAACTCTGTGTTTCTTCCAGCTAAATTTACACTTTGGTCTGTTCCAGACACCTGTGCAGCTTTAGAAGAAATTTGAGTGTAGTTTGTCAGCTTAGTAGATGAAGAAAGCGTAGGATATGAAATCGTAGCTCCTTCATCTTTAGCATTTACAGCCACAGCAGTCAGACTATCTGTCTGCCATGAATAATTAGTGTTGGTAGCTTTTGTTTTGCCAACACCTGACAAAAAGGGAGTGTCCGTTGGTGATATATTGTAAATTATATCAGAAAGGTCCTCTCTTATGCCTGTTGTATCATAAGATAATAATACAGCCATTTGTATTCTCCTTGTTAGTTGTTAAACGTATTTTGACAACAACTCCGCTGCATCTCTAGGATTACCACTTCGTTGAAGTCGTTTAATTTTCTCCAACCGGTTCTGACTTATTCTTTCATCTTTAGTTTCTTTAACGCCTGACCTTACCATTTTGTCTGGTTTGACTATCTTGCTAACTAAAGTTGGTTTCAACTTTTTGTTATTTTGATGAGTCATCGCATCCATAATAATATCAAACATTCTTGAATCATAAACTTGGTTAATTTCTTGATCGTTGAAATTTCTACCCAGTAAATAATTTCTCATGTTTGTTTTAAGAGATGATCCTTTTATCGGATCTCCAAAATCAGGATGTTTTAAAGCAACCTTCTTTTGTTCTTCTCTTAAGATTTCCTGAAACTGATCGTCTTGGTGTGAACGTAGCTTTCTTTGAGCTTGTGCGATTGTTTCTCTTTTTCGCCTTATTTTTCTCTCAAGTTTTGCAGCTTCAGTAGGGTCTTCATCAAATAGTTTATCAAGTTCTTGAGAACTTAATTCGCTATTGACTTCAGCGTTTAAAGTCGCTGTTAGATTATTCAAGTCCGTCATCTTGGTTGAATAGTCTTTGGTTAGACGATCTTTATCGGATACCAACTGTCGTTTGTCGATGGCTAGTTCTTCCGTTTTTCGTCTGTAATCGGCATCTTTTTGATAACCAGCTTTCAGTTCATCAAGGTCAACATCAATTTTTTCACCATTGACTATTATTTGGTGTAAATCGGTTACTTGAGTTTCCTCAGCGTTTTCTTTTTTAGACGCTTCTTCTTGTTCTTCAGCTTCCTTCACAGGTTGAGCTTCAGTTTTTTCTTCTGTTTGAACTTTAGAATTTTCCTCAGTTTTATCTTCGGTTTTCTTTGGTTCTTCTTTTGCTACTTCTTTTTTCGGTTCGCTAGTTATCTTGGTATTAATTTTACCTTGATCTAGCAACCCCTCAACAGCTTTAGCAGCACCTTGTATTGCCTTATTGGACAATAATGGGTTTACTTCAGACATACCTGTCCTCCTTGGTTAAGCTCCCTTAATTGGGTTGGCTTATTTTAACCTATCGGCTAAAATTTCTTTTCTTGTTGTTGTTTCCGAAAAGTATCTAGCTGTTTTTCCGCTAGTGTTCCGGTTTCAAGAATACTTTTTAAATGCTGCTCTACTTTTCCTACCACATTGTAGGCAATCCAGAGTTTTTCTCTTGTGTCAACTTCTTTAACTCCGGTTTTATCCAGCAAAGCCTCAGAATAAATTTTTTTAAGAGTACTTAACGACTCTTGAAGAAGTTTATTTCCTAATAATTGTTTCGCTTGAGATGATCGACCCATCTCCAGTTCTCTCTTCGCTTGATCTCTTTGGTCCATTTATATCTTTAAACTGTTCACTGAATACATTAGCACTTTTTTGTGCAGATTCAAGAATTTTTGTTCTATCAGCCATAATCATTTTGTCAAGATCGGCATCCGCTTTAATTTTAGCGGTATCTAGCTGTGTATTATATTTTAACGAAATATCTTTAATCTTCGCTTCAAAGTCTAACAACATTTCTTGGTTTTGATGTTGTAATTCTTTATATTGCAGTTCTAAATCAGCAACCTTACGCTTATTCTCTGCGTCAATTCTAGTAAATTCAATTTTTTCAATCGGTGTTAATGGTGGTGGTGTAGGAGGACCCATCATTTGTTTACCTACTTCAGGATTAACAAAGTAACTTTCAACATTCTTCAGTCCTGCATTTTCAATAATCTTGGATAACGTATTATACATATTGGTTAAAGTAACCATTGGAAACTCTTTGTTTCCCTGTAATTTGAAAGCCTCAAGCTGTCTTTGTAAAATATTATTCAACATAACAATTTGTTGTTCCTTTGAGCCGGTTCCCAAACCAACCACTACCGATATATTAAAACGATCTCTCCATTCGGTAGGTTTAACCGGAACATACTTGTTATGAATCATAATCACTTTTTCTTTATCCTGGTACTTGACCATCAGTTCAAACATTTTTTTGAATAAATCCTTGACACCGGTTTCGGCAAAAATCCTAGCCACCAATTCAGAACGCATCTGTGTTTGCGTCATTAGCGTATTAACGCCAGTTGCTGTTTTTGCGTTTAACGTATCAGGGTCTAATCCCTGCATTTGTCTTGAAACACCAGTTCTGGATTCTCTAACGGAATCCAAGTATTCCAATAAAGGAAAGGCTTGTTGGGAAATTGGTTGAGCTTGTAAAGGTTGCAAGACTTGGTTTGGCGGTTGCTTGGTTCTAACAACACCCCCAGGTCTTGTCGTTAAAAGATCATCCATGTTTACCATACCATCCATGATCGCCACTCTGTTGTTGTTGGTTAAATACATATTGTCCAACAGTTGACGCATGACGGTTGATTTCATTAATTGAATATCCTCAACCAACTCAGCAATAGAACGACCATAAAATCTATGCGGCATTGGAATCGGAGTAACCGAAACAAACGGCATGGTATCGCATGGTGTATTTTCCAAAATAAAGGAACCATTAACTCCAGCCGTTAAAACTTTTCTTAATTCCGCTATGCCGTCTTTGTCATAATCGTAGCGTACATAACATTCGTAAATTTCAACTTTTTCCGTTGACTTGTCTGTCGGTGTTTCTATGGGAAAGGCATTAATCTGTCTTTGCCTGACTAAATTTTCAGTATCGAATAAAGAAGTTTGGGCAGTCGGCAGTTGCATAACATCCTCTTCGTCAAAACCCATAAGAATT